GCGGGTGGCGACGTCCAGGTTGGGGTCGTAGTCGAGGTCGAGGATGTCGATGGCGTCGGCCAGGGCGGTCCAGTCGAAGGCGTGGGCGACGATGCGGTTGGCTGAGGCGTCCCGGCCGGCGGCCCGGGCCCAGGATGCGGTGACGGCGTGGGTGAACTTGCCGGTGATGAGCTGGTGGATAGCGGGGCTGTAGACGTAGGACGTGGCCTCGCCGGTCAGAGGGTTCTTGGTGAAGGCGTATGTGCCGGGGATGACCAGGCGGTCGGGGACCATGGACAGCAGGCGGCTGAGGGCCCTGGTGCCGGGAGTTCCTGGGGTGATGGTGAAGTCGGGGTAGAAGTTGTCTATGGCTGTGGACCGTGGCCAGTTGCTGTCGGTGAGCTTGATACCGGTGCGGGCCAGGATACGATACATGACCTGCCAGACGGTGCACGGTGAGCCGTTGTGATTCCAGCGCAGTTGAAACCGCGGCGTCCACTCGCGCATGAGTGCCCAAGCATCGATGGCGGTGATGGTGAAGCGTGATATGTTGGGGTCGGAGGAATACTGCCAGGCATCGATCCAGAAGGTGCCGGCGGTGGCCGTGAGGTTGCCGTAGGTGGTGCGATAGCCCAGGCGTAGCTCAATTTGGGCGCGGAAGCGAAGCGAGGCGAGGTCCCCCACCCCGGGCGAAGCGTAGCGAGCGTCTGAGTTATCAAGCTCGAGAACCAGGGATCCGGGGCGTTCGGCGGCCACTGAGGTGATGTCGTCTGAGATGACCAGGGGAGCGGTGAGGATGCGGGGTGCTCTCCAGACGCCTGCGGGCATGGACAGCCAGTAGTAGTCGGTGGTGCTCTGGATGCGCAGGCCGTAGGCCGGTGCGACGTTGAGGAACGGCCGGGGCTCGGTGTAGGTGGTATCGGACCAGCAGGTGCCGGGGACCATGTGGCAAGTGAGGGGGCGGGTGTACGAGCTGGTGCCGGTGAACTTCTCCACCAGGGTGACGCGGGTTGTCTCGTAGGACCCGGCGGTGGGCTGGGGACGGTGACAGTCGGGGTACTCGAAGGTGAAGCTCTCACCGTCGGGGGACATGATGAAGCTTTCGAGGGCACCGAAGGTCCAGAGGTCGCTAAACCAGGTGCGAAAGATGTTGAAGTGGCTGTAGGGGGTATCCGACTGACGGGCGGCGAACACGATGGGGCACTCGGGCCAGAATGGGTCATAGGTGGCGCCGATGCCGTAGGTGTTGGTAATGACGACTCCAGAGGTGAATGCCTTGGTGTGCTGGTTAGTCCCCTGGGTGTCGGTATCGACCCTGATGCCGTTGATCTCGGCGGCCTTTAAGGCGAAGCAGATGACTGCGCTGGTAGTCCCCCACCAGGTAGCGGCCATAGAGAGGACGTCGGTGTAGGATACGAGGACGGCGTCCGTCCAGGAGCTGCCGTAGTTGTGGCTGTAGAACTTGCGTAGCTGGTTGACGCTGTTCTGGCGGTAGAAGATGTATACGCGTGAGCCGTAGGCGGCGATGGCGCAGGGACCCTGGCAATCCGTGGTGACTGCCGTCCAGGACGAGTAGTCGGAGGAGTCGTCGGGGGCGGTGATCTTCTGGCGGTAAAGGGTAGTGCCCGATACCCTGATTCTGTGCATATCGCCGTTGCCGTCGAAGGCGATGCCGTGGTGAGAGTCGGCTTCTGCGCCGGTGTAAAGCCTGGTCCAGGAAAGCCTCTTGACTCCCTGGTGCAGCTCATTGATACGGACCTCGACGTAGGGCTGTCGCCGGCGGGCCTTCTGAGCTGCCAGCAGAGCTGCTGTGACATCGACGGCCACGGCCGAAGCGGCGATAGTGCCGGCGGCGGCCAGGGCGGCGGTGACGGTCCTGATGGACCTGGCGATGGTGGCCAGGGTAGCGACGCCGGCCAGGGAAGCGGCGGCGAGCTGGACGGTGGCCACAATGGCGGTGGCGGTGAGTGTGCCGGCACTGGCCGGGGCTGCTGCTGCGGTCCTGATCCTGATGGCTGAGGGGGCCAGCGTGCCGGTCCCTGCGGGGGTGGCGCTGGCGCTGCGGGTGCGTTTAGCCGCTGCTGCCACTGTGCCGGCGCCTGATAGTGAGGCGGAGGCGGTGATGACGGCCCCCAGGGTCCGGTTGAAGGCCGTCCGGTTGAAGGCGGTGCGGTTAAACATTCATAACTCCTGCCGATTTCCTCCCGATTGCATCGGGACCTGGCCCCTCTTATCTTAGGAGGGGGATTTGGTGGCGCGTGGCTAAAGCCTCGCACTACGTCTCCGATGGCTACTCCTCAAGCCTGCTTTGCTTTACCAGCCAGAGAACGACAGCCGACAGCTTCTTCAAGAACTCTTTAGCCTCTGTGAGATTGGCCACATTGTTTTCAATGTAGGTCTCCAGCTGTGCCTGAGTTAGTCCATATAGAGCCGATAGTTTGTATTCTTCTTTCTGAGGATTGGGATTGCTGGTAACTAGGGTGCCGTCTTGCTCTCGGAGATTGCCATTGCCATCTACATAGAACTTGTCTGGCAAATCATAGAAGGCGCGATTATTATGGATTAGCCTCTGAGCTAGTCGGCGATTGTAGAACTCATCGAACTCAAGAATGGAGTAAGGTTCTTTGATATGGGCATCGGGCATGGTAAGTCCCCAAAACTCCGCCCAAACCTCTACAATCTTGTGCTTGCCTGTTTCGTATTCTGCGTCAAGATAATAAACTCTCATATTGTCTCCTTACGTGTCGGCGTATTCGACGGTGGCTACGACTTTTATGCCAATGCCGATGTCGTCGCAGCCGCCGGCCTTCCAGTATGTCATTTTTTGGCTGTGGACTTGTAGGAAGTATGTGCCCTGGGTTTTGAGGTCGGGGACATTGCAGTTTAGCCATTGGCGATACCCGAAATCGTAAGCCATGAACGGGTGTATCATGATGTAGCGGGTGTTGTCGAGGGTGGACTCGTTGTTGTCGAGGAAGATGAAGACTTGAATGGCGGTGACGGTGGATGGTATTTCGGCAGAGAGGTCTATGTCGCAATAGCCGGCCATGGTGTTGGTCTGTGATTGGGTGGTGATGACGTCGTTGTCGGCCCAGTCGTCGGTTGAGGCTTCGGTGGTGATGGTGTTGGTAGCGACGTTCACTGACACGATTTTCCTGGAATTGCCCCTGGTGGTGTTGTGTAGGATTCGACGACCCCAGTAGTTTGCGCCTGACTGTATGCCAGTGAGGTCTCCTTCATTAGTTTCGGTGTCGTAGACGACGCTGGTGGTTGAGGGAGTGCCGTTAATCTTAGCGGAAAAGGCGCTGATACCAGTGCCCAGTTCTCGGATGATTTCGCCTGTGATGGGTGTAAGTATGAGGTTGCGGAGGCGGGTGGCTGAGGCGCCGAAGTCCTGGCTGAGGTGTGTCTTGTCCACGATATTGGTTAGCCCACCGTGCCACAGGGTATTAGCTCCAGCACCATGAACGCCTGTGGTTAAACCAGCATGGGTGGAAATAGCAGCGTCTCTTGCTCCTTGATTGTCTATGTGTGTATCAACGGCAGGGTCAGAAATCATAGCTCTACCTGCGGTGTCTCTGTGGACTAACTTACTGGCAGTATTAGCTGTTGTGGAGCCGTGGATGCCAGGCGTTTCTGTCTCATCGTGGGTAGAGAGGTTAGTCCTCAGCGTGTCATAGTCGTAGGCGGTGAAGAACCTGGCTGCGGACGTGCCGCTGTCCCAGGCCTTGGCTGTGCCCTGGAAGCCCCTGGTGCAGCCGGTGAGGTCATTTACGCTCTTCCCTGTGTAGAGAATGGTCTCGGCGTCCTCACCGGTGCCGATGACAGCCAAGTTGGGGGCGGCGGGCACGACGGAGGCGTCGGTCAATGGAATGGTGGTGACGTTGTCGTTTATGCCGCTCGCCAGGGTGGTGGCGGGACTGTTGATCTTAGCGGGATACATAGTGTCCATACTTCATCTCCTTAAGCGACGCTCACGTCGAGGTCACCCAAGTTGATACGGAGTGTATCACCGGTGTTGATGGTCTTGGCCTCCGCGAGGGGTCCCCACATGAGGACATTGACGTCGGTGCCCCAGTTGCTATTGCTGAGGTGGTCGACGATGGCGATATGCGTGATGGTGCCCCAGTTGGCGGTGGCCTCGGGGAACTCGATGTCGGCGCTGTTAGAGCTGGCGCCGCCGCTGGCGGCCACCAGGGTGAAGGCCTGGCGGGCGTAGGCGCCTCCGCTGACCTCGGCGGTGGGATTGTTGGCCTCCAGGCCGGTGTCGGCAGTGAAGAGGGCGACATAGGTGGTGGCGGGTGGCGTGAAGGCCTGGTTTCTGAGCAGGTGGTCGATTATCTTGTTTTCGTAGTAGTCTGAAAAGTGGGCCATGGTTCCTCCTTTCTATAAGTGTCTACAACTGTCTACAAAAGTATCACCGCAATAACGCAACATGTAGTCATCCAGGCCAGGATCGCCGCGGCCCTCCCCAACATATAGTAATGGTGTTCGTTCTTGACCTGGCGGGCCAGGCGGGGTGACATGGTCTTATGGCGTGGCGGCCAGGGGCACAGGACCTCGCAGAGGCCGAAGATGAAGGCGTGCCATTCCTCGTGTGTGCTGAGGAAGGTGTCGGGCTCGATGCCTTTCAGGAAGCTCATATCAGTGCCCCGACTAGGTCGGGATCTTCGACTCCTTGCGGTCCTTAATGTGCCTGACGGTCCTCTCTCCGAACCACCAGGCTATGCAGGGGATGGCCAGGCTCCAGAACTGTGTCGGCAGCTCTGTGCCCTGGGTGACGGCCTGGGCGATGACGGCGGCGAAAATGACCGTGACGATGGGCCTGATGGCCCCCCGGAGTATGTCTAGAACCCAGTTGCTCATGGTGGGCGTCTCCTGTAGGACCTGGTGCGCTGGCCTTCCAGAAGGCAGCGGGGGTACGGGCAGCTCAGGCAGATGCGCCGCTCCTGGTCGTCGGTTGATGTGTGCTGTATGAGGTGGCACTTGCCGAACGATGACAGGCGAAAAATGCGTTCTTGCGGCGCACGTTTTTGTCGCGCCAGAGGGGCCTCAGAGCCCGAAATTGTGGCCTGTTTCTGTTTTGGCATATCAAAACTAGGGTGTAAAGACTGCTATAAGCACGGCGTCGGCCGGGTTGTTGTCGGGCATGGCGATGATGACGTGCCGGCCGGTGACCATGTCGGCTGATGCGATATTCCTGGCTACGGGCACGCCGCCGAAGTAGGTGGTGACGGACGATGCGAGCTGGACCTCGGCGGTGTAGGCGGTGCCGTCGAAGCTCTTGAGGATGCCTATTTCT